TCTGTCTGTACTTCTTCTTCGCCTAATAGCGCTGTGGCAAAAACGCCCGCAACGCTAATATTGTTGTTTGTTTGTGTAGTTACTGTACCAACCGCGCCTGTGGCTTCAACCCCAGTAGGCGATACATTGGCTTCTGCAATGACCGTTACGCTACCTAGTTCTGTGGTTCCAACAACGCCTGTAACTAGAACATCAGCCTTAGCATCAACTTCAACCGTACCAACTTGCCCTGTTGCCTGAACTCCTGTGAGGGATACATTAGCCTTAGCGCTAATGGTAACGTTACCAGTAAACCCAGTGGCCTCAACTCCTGTTACGTCAACAGAGACGTTAACTTGACTTTGCCCAACCGAAGCAAACGGGGCGCCGGCTAAGGGAAAATCTGCAAACATTATTTAGCCTTTAGTTCAGCAACTTGAGCTTTTAACTCCTTAATTGCCTCGATTAGCAATGGAACTAGTTTTTCATACCGCACTGTTAAGTATCTATCGTCAATTGGTGCAGGTACTACAATCTCAGGCTGAACTTTTTGTACGGATTGCGCAGTTACGCCAACTTCTTGGATTGAAGCATCGTAACCAAGAGCTACCGCTGTTTCATTAGCGTGGTAAAGCATTGTCTCAATCTGGCACACTTTATCTAAAGCGTTTTCAATATTACCCGTTTTAGTTTTTAAACGTTCATCTGAGTAATAAGCTGTAATGTTATTAGTAGCTCTAATCTCGCCACCAGTACCAGAAGCTGCTGTACCTACTCCAAGCGACCCAACTTGATAACTATTACCAGTAGTTAACGTATCAGCAATCCTAGCTGAGTCTACTCGAACGCCATACGTACTAGAGCCGTTCCAACCCATTAAAGTCGGATATGTTGCAGACCATGCAACCGAAGCGTTTGTGTTATTTACCGCACCGCCATCAGGAGATGTACTAGCAGAAGCATCAAAAATAGTATGGCTATTTCCGTAGTTTTTCCATGCAAGCTGACCAACAACTGCGGTTATTGTTCCGTTTGTTGACCAATTTGTTCTGTTTGTACTTAAATTTGTAGCTGTCGCTGCATTACCTGTACAAGAACCTGAACTGCCAGATACGTTTCCTGTTACGTTTCCTGTAAGTGCAGCTGTAATAGTACCTGCTGAGAAGTTACCAGAGGCATCACGAGCCACTACCTTAGAGACTGTATTGGCTGAAGTAGCGTCCACGGCGAAAGTTCTTGCTGTTGAACCGTCAAATGTTCCGCCACTAGTTAGGAAAGACCCAGCTGTTAAAGCCGCCGCCGTTGCGTTAGCGGTTGTTGCGGTTGTAGCCGTTGTAGCGTTACCAGACAAAGTTGCTGTAATAGTACCAGCCGCAAAGTTACCTGAACCATCTCTAGCAACAACCTTAGATACCGTATTAGCATCAGTAGCGTCCACAGCCCATGTTGTGGCGGCAGAACCGTTAAAGTTGTTACCAGTTAAATAGGTACCACGAGTAAGTGTGTTGGTAGTATTAGCTGTAACGGTGATATCCGCAGAGCCATTAAAGCTTGTGCCGTTGATGTTACGGGCTGTTTGTAGTGTGGTTGCAGTTAACGCATTGCCAGAGCAAGAAGCGGCTGTTGTAGCATTTGTAGCGTTTGTGGCGTTCGTAACAGCAGTTGTACCAATTACAGTAACTACTTCTGACGCAGTAGCAGCAGAGAAAGCAGCAGTACCATTGCCGTAAGCCAAACCAGTCAACGTTGCTACGCCTGTGCCGCCCTCGCTAACCGAGTTAATTCCTGAAGTATGTGTTCCAAAAACTACTTTACCGTAGCTAGGTGCAACGCCAGCTCCACCAGATAACAATACGTTACCAGTAGCAATATCAGCTAAAGCAGCTAAAGTTGTAGTACCTGAAGCGTAAATTAAATCACCAGTTGTGTACGAACCAAGATTTGTACCGCCACGTGCCACTGCCAAAGTACCAGATGTGACGTCTCCCGCATCTAATGTCTCCCAAGTAGGGGCCTGAGAAACCGCACCAGTGCCAACCTGACGTAGATATTTAGGTGTAATTGTTGTATTGCCAGCTAATTTAGCTAGTGTGTTTGTGGCTGAACTGTAAAGAATATCGCCTGTTGTATATGTTGTTTGACCTGTACCGCCGTTTGTAGCACCTAATGAGCCAGAAACAGCTGCGGATTGATCAAGAGCAACAGCGTTCCACTCAACCTGAGTACCACCAGCATTAACAAGTAATGATTTATACCCAGAACCGATTGGTAATTTAGACCATGTATTAGTTGCTGAACCGTATAACAAGTCGCCAGTGGTTACTGTATTTGTACCTGTACCGCCGTTTGTAGCCGCAACCGTACCAGTCAATGAAATTGTTAGACCAGACACATTTATGTTTGTGCCACCTACATAGGTAAGAGCGCTACTAATTAAAGTAAAGGTTATGGCTGTTGTGCCAAAAGTAATTGTGCCAGTGGTATTACATGAAAACGTGCTGCCAGCATTAGTTGAGCCTGCCTCTACATAAAATGTAGACCCTTCGCTTAAACCACTAGGACTGGCGATTTCGTATGTATCTGCATCTGACGACCTAGTTAAAACCCAAGCCGCACTACCACTGCCCGCTTCAGTAACTACGTATGCGCCATTATGAGCAGCGTTTGATTCGTTTTGTACTAATACACGGATTCCGTTATCTGTTGGGGATGTAAGCGTTACACCATCAATCAATAAGGCTGCATTTGCATTAGCTGTAAGTGTTGCTCCAACGCCAGCTGTGCCGTTATTGTAAGTTGGTGAGTTTGGTAACGCTGCTGCGGTAGCGTATACAACAGGATCATGGAAATGTATTCCAGCGGCAACAAGGTTATCTACATACTGTTTAGTAGCTGCCTCAAGCGCGGTTGCTGGATCGGCATCAAGTGTGACCGTGGAGTTAAAGGTAGCTGCGCCCGTAACATCTAATTCACCACCAACTGTTACTTCTGCATCTGTAGTAACACTTCTGTCTGTACCAGAAATACGTACGGCTTCATCAGTCGTATCCGCACCGCCAGCGAAAAGAACTATATCTTTGTTTGCTGTCTGGTTGCCAATAAAAAAGTCATCGCCATCATGGAATATATAGCCAGAATTTGGCGTAAATATTGGGTAGTCAATACTTGTGTAATTAGACCCATTAATGCCCATATCTGTGAAGAAATTATCTCCATCAGTCGTATCATCGTTATACGCAACAAAGTCAGAAGATGCGGTTGTACCTGTGCTTTGGTTGAGAAGATAGATTTGAGCAAAAGAGTCAATGTTGCCAATGAACTTACCTAACTCTGCGGTCAAAGAAGGTATGGTTGTAACACCAGAGCCAACAACAGTAATTGGGCCACCGTTAATTAGCGTCTCGCCGTTTGCTTCTTCGTAAATAGCTTTTTCAGCAGGGTATACGCAGAAGACCTCTTTCGTGCCAGCTTGTAAATCTACAACGCTACCAGCATTGGACGAAGAAAGAATAGTTGCCCGGCTTAGTGTTGTACCAGAAGACGTGTATGTACCAATACCAACTTCCCAATCGCCCGTAGCTGGGTCAGTAATGGCATAGTAAGTTGTATTACCGTCACCAATAGCGGCAAATGATTGGTACCCAGTTGCGGCACCAGCAAGGGTAAGAGTTCCCGTGCCAGTGGTCGTGCTGGTTACTTTAACACGGTCTTTTAATACAAGAGCCATGTGAGACTCCTAAATTTAAGCGATACGAATAATGGCGTTTGATGAATCAGCAGCTGGGAAAATGATTGTGAAATCACCTGCCGTAGAAGTCTTATCACCACCGAAGGCTAGCACAGCAACAGATGCGTCAGCTTGCGTGCTGTTATAAATTAACGCGCCATTAGCTGTAATCGTTGCGTTTGACCATGTTGTATCTGAAAAATCCAACCAAGCTGTTGTGCTTGTTGATGTTGGCGTTTGAGAAACAGCCAAAGTATTACCACCAGCTGAGTAGTTGCCTGTTGAAGGTACTTCGTTAGAGGTAGTGTATACAGTTGTTGTCGCATCTAAAGTCGCTGAGCTTGTATACAAAGCAATCTTAAAAGTATCAGCAGCGGTGCTTGCACGTATTACACCTGTGCCAAAGTTGTGTGTTCCAGTAAGGATTTGCACCTTAAAGGAAGTTGTCATTGCTTGTGAAATCGCCATTTTTGGCTCCTTATTCGTTCAAAAGTTTAATTAATTCCGGATGACCAGCTTGAGTCAATCGGTTTGCTAAAGTAGTCCTGTCAGACTGGATTGCTTCTTTCATGTAACGCACCAATACGTGACGGATGTGTTCTCTGAAAGCTTGTGCCTGGTCTCGAATCACTGGGTGAGTCTCATTACCAACGGAAATAATTTTATCAAGCGCTCTTTCAGCTATCTCTTCAGGAGAAAAGCCACGTCCGCTGGTGGTTTGAATTACCACGCCACCGTCTAATATTGTGCTTTCTACGCTGCTCATCTAACTTGATCCCTAACTTGACCACTACGGTAAGCATCACGGCGGTTTTTGCCGTCAGCCAATTGTTTCAATAGTGTCATTGCTTCGTTGTAACGTTTCTCATAATTAGCAATTACATCTGACTCGGATTTCATGAACGAGGCCGCTTCTAATAGAGATCCGTACAACAATGCTGACTCAAAATTATCACCCAACCAACTTGTACCAGCGGTAACAATTGATTGTGGGTAGTAAAAGTAATGTAATTCTACTGCGTAATTCGCATCAGGAGTAGGGCCTAGAATGAATGTATTCTGGTCAAACTGTGCGTAATACTCAGGCTCGCCATAAAAGGCTGCATCTGTGTCTGGAAACGCTTCACGGATGAAGTTCACATCTTTATTAAGCAAGAACATGTACTCATTATTTGCATTAATCACAGCCATGCTAAACGTTGCCAACCAATCTGATGGGCATGCAAGGTATTTATTACCAGCGGTAGTAGTTCCTGTTACGTTCTTGCGAAGTGCAGGTAACTGTACTGAGTTATAAATACGTTCTTCAGCATTTTCAACAAAAGTAGCTATCTGGTCAGCAGATGTAAACGATCCAGCCGTAGCTGGAAAGTCGTTCTCCGCATAACCTTTAATGGCTGATGTGAGCTGTGTGTAATTCATTAAGCCATCGGCCCTCTAGCTTTAGTGCCTTTGGTTGCTGCGCCTGTACCACGAATCTTGATTTCGCCGTTCTTGTTAATAGGCTCGCAGTTACCTTTGCTATAGCCACCAACAGACATGTTAACTTTGTCAATGCCGTTACCAGGTTTAACTACCGCATCTTTAGCGTTATTCATCTTTTTACCATCCATAGTATGTGGCTCAGCATATACAGAAGCTGGGCCTACTTCTTTACCGCCTTTTTTCATACTGTAAGCCATGATTAACCTCTCTTTTGAGCGGCAACTTTAGCTAAGCCACGACCCATAGTCTTCATGTCAATGTTGCGTTTACCGCCACCTGAAGTTTTTGTGCCTTTGCCTTTTAAAGCTGCTACTGTTGGGCCATCATTGCCCAAGTTTGTGCCGTCTGTCTTACCTTTTTTTGCAATACCATCAGCTGCGCGTTTGAATCCCATGATTTACTCCTAAGAAGTTGTTACTGTGACTATACCGACTTGTCCCGCTGCAATCAAGTCATTTGGCGTTAAAGGTGTATCAAATCCTCTAGCACCACCTACAGGATTCCAGCCCCACTGAAATACTCTACTACCACCAGATGGATCTCCAGTGGCATTAACACTTGGGCCTACAGTATCTGTTAACTGCAAGCCATTTAAACCAGACTGATAATAGCTTACATCAGGGCGCGGCTCTCGAACAGCTTGCGGGTCATTTACTGGGTATAAACCAAGTGATAACTGCGGCTGATCAGGTTCCCAACACTCTGGGCAAACCTTGATGCTGACTTGCTTTTGCTTAATTACCAGCTTTCTGAGCTGTTTAAGCTTATAGCGTTGTCCACATCTGTCGCACTCAGCAATTGAAAACTTACCGGATGCAAACTTATTAGGCATAGAAGTTCGCCCTTGGAACAAATCTTACTGGAGCTTTCTCACGGTCTTCGGTAGAAGCCATTGCCCACTGCTCTTCGTAAGACATTTTCAACATTTCAATACGGCTTGTTGCCTCTGGAATCTTTAGTGACAAGTAATACGCCAATCCAGCAACCATACATGGCAGGAATCTGAATGGGATATCTTGTGTATTAAGACCATTACCAGCGTCCTGAATACGTCTTAAACGCCAATAAACGAATGTATAGTACGGTGCAGCCAAGGTTCCTTGATCTGGTGATGGCCAGAGGTTTATCTGTGGGCTGTCTACGCCTGTTATAGCATCTGTCCCATTTGGCTGTCCACCAGCAGGATATTTAGCTCCAGACTGACGATTGACCCAAATTTGAATAGGACGGCCTGTAGCAAGTTTATTTGGGATGGTTGAGTAAGTAGACTCACTAATACGGCTGATGTTAATGTCGGTCTGATTAGGGCCTGTGCCGGTACGAATAACATGGTCAAGAAGGTCAATGGTATCTACAGGAAGGTCATAAGTAATCTTGTTCTGATAAACAGGGAATGATCCTTGCTCAACAGTCCATAGATTAATGCCACGGTTAGCCCATTCAATGGTTAACAGGTTCAATGAACGACGCGCTGTACGCATATCGTAGCCTGAACGTAACTCTGTACCGCATCTCTCAAAAGCCTCTTCTATGAGGTTATTAAGGTCTAGGTTGAACGAACTTGTTCCGCTTGTTGTCATTTAGCTGTCCTTGCTGACTTCTTAAATGCTTCGGCTGTAGGGGCGCCTTTAGTTCCTGGCTTTCTCATTTTCTCACCAGAACCCGCGGCTATGCGTTTTTTCTTCGCATGGATGTTTGAATAGAGACCGGTAACGTTACCACCTTCAGCATACTGCGTAAAGTCAGTATCATCACGTCTAGCCTTCTTTTTACCAGAAGGCATCTTAGAAGGGGCTATAGCGCCCATACCACGAGAGGGTCTCATACCATCCGTCCTTTTGTTTTACCTTTAACAGCGCATCCATCTGCACGTTTAGAAGCTGAAGAGACTGAACCACCAGATTTGTAGCTTACTGAACCACCTTTTTTCTTAGCAACTTCGTCTTTGTACTTAGGTGGCTTACCTTTGACTACATCTTCAATGCTACGCTGATCCATTTTGTCAGTAGTTACTTCTTTTAAAGTGCGTTGATCCATGCTTTTGAGCTTGTCTTTTACAACGTCTTCAATACTGCGCTG